CCTCCTCTATACTAAGAGACCTAACGTCATTGCCATGCGTGGTCAACCATGCTACAACTTCAAACCTAACACCATCACCTATGTGATTCCTAAGCACTCTGAGTTAGGTGCAAAGGTTGCTAAGTCTAAGTTAGGCATTGTATTCCACACCTCTTACAGTGGATCTACCATCGGTGACATGAGTGCTGGTTTTGGTGTCGATGTATCTGGTATGCAGGGTGTCAAAGACGTTGCTGTCTTCTCCTCTACCTTCCAGAATACTAACGGCATTGCAAACCTAAACCCAGGTGAGATCACTAGACTCAACAGCACTATCAGTAAGGCAGAGCGTAGTCTTGTCAAGGGTAAGAAGTTTCTAGATGAGATCCAGAAGGCAGGTGGACCACAGACCTTCTCACCTCCTGCACTCTTCAAGATCTATTTCAACCAAGTCATTCGTGGTGGCAATGTCCCCTCTGCAGAAGGCATTGCTGCTGGTTATATCAACTTCGTGACATCAAAATATGACGACGAGATCAAGAAGAAGAAGACTGAGAAGTCTCAGCAAGAATGGCAGCGTCGTAAGGTAGACGCTCTCGCTTACCTAAATAATAATAAGTCTGTAATGATCCATACATTTACTGGATTCAAGGACCTTATCTCTGCAAAAGAGCAGGTGATAAATAAACTTACAAAGATTGAAGGCGTGGGCACTTTCTTGGAAGACGAGAAAGGATACCGTGTCACAAGTCCAGAAGGATTTGTAGCAATTATGGATGGACAAGCAATCAAACTTGTTGATCGTCTAGAGTTTTCACGAGCAAACTTCACCGTCGCAAAAGATTGGGGCAAATGAGATTTATTCAATTTATCAGGGAGGCAGCAGCTGCAGCTAAACCTGCTGCTAAGAAACCTTCTACCTCTAGTAAGGGTCAGTCTCCTGCTGCTCAAGCAAAGATAGATGATAAGCACGTTGCTATCACCTTCGGTAGGTTTAACCCACCTCACGCTGGTCATGGTAAACTCCTTGATGCAGTCAAGGACCATGGTGGTGACTCAGGTAACTATCGTATCTACCCATCTAGATCACAAGATCATAAGAAGAATCCACTGACTGCAAATCAGAAGGTGGAGCACATGCGTAAGATGTTTAAGGGGCATAAGGATGCCATCCAAAACAATGAAGCGCACAGAAATATTTTTGATATCCTTCGTGATCTTCACGATGAAGGACATGAGCATGTAACCATGGTGGTCGGAGACGACCGTGTGAAAGAGTTTGAAACTCTTGCTAACAAATATAATGGTATGCACTATGACTTCAAGTCTATTAACATTAAGTCTGCAGGCGCTCGTGCTACTGATTCTGATGATCCTATCGAGAATCTGTCTGCATCAGCAATGCGTAAACACGCCCAAGGGGGTGACCATGAGTCATTCCACGCTGGGACTGGTGGATACAAGGACTCTAAGAAGCTGATGGGTGATGTCATCACTGGGATGACACCTCCACCTAAAGCGAAGAAGGGTAAGAAGGGTGAGTCTGTCCACGAATCTGTGTGGTCATACGCTCCTAAACTTGACTTCGATGCCTTCCGTGATCACTACATGCTCAACCACATCTACAAGGTGGGTGCAATTGTAGAGCATGATGACAGTGGTATCCGTGGTAAGGTTGCTCACCGTGGCACTAACTACATCATCATGCGTGATGGTTGGGGTGGCGAGCACCGCTGCTGGTTGCAACACATCAGTGAGGTTGCACAACTAGGACCATCAGATCTTAGTCACAAGCAAGAGGTTGCTGCTGATACTACTAAGGATCAAAGCAACTACAGTGCCGATGATGGCAGTGGTAACACCTGGAAAGCAGGGACTGACCGCTACCGTGAAGCACTCCAGGACATGACTCCTGGTCAAAAGACAATTAAATTCACAGATTTCAGAAAATCTGCTGAAACTAAATAGTTACAGCGAAATTCATTTCGGTTTAGAAACATGACGTTAGAAATGCTGGTGTCTGCGGCACTCATGGATTACAATCCTACTGAGCAGGCATATATCCTCAAAGCAATCGAAGAAGATACTCTTCCAGACTCACAGAGACTCCACAGGGGTGTCATGAAAGTGATGGAAGCATTCGATGCTTATGAGCCCACAGTAGAGGGCTATGCAGGATTCAAAGTAGATCGTAACACTGTCTCCAAGAAGAAGGCAGAGTATAAGGATGATCGAAATGTTGGTCGTGTTGTCCAATCAGGTGGTGACTCTATGCTCATCACTGGTAAGAAGGCAGACGGTCGTTACATTGTTGTCGGTAAGAAAGGAGAGAAGTCAGCGAGAGATGCTGCTGACCTCGGCGTGACCACCAAAGAAGAAGTGGTCGGCATTGATATCGATGACCTCCATCAAGAAATGCTTGAAGGTCTCAAGCAAGCACGCAAGAATGTGGGTGCTAGCAAGTGCTGGGACGGATACAAAGCAGCTGGCACTAAGAAGAAGGGTGGCAAAGATGTCCCCAACTGTGTCAAAGAAGAAGACGTGACAGAGCTTTACAAAGGTAAGCACGGACAGTCCGAGAAAGAGTATCAAGACGGTCGCTCACAAGGTGGCAAGATGGTCTCTGGCGATTCTAAAGGGAGTGGTGCAAAATACTCTCACGGCAGAAGAGTTGACGACGGTGGCGCTGGTCCACAACCTGCTGGCGGTTCTAAGAAACCAAAGGCACAAGGTAGAATGGACAAAGGCGGTCGTGCCGAATTGGTAATGCGTAAAGCAAACCTCAAAGCAAAGAATGAGGACTTTATAAATAAACTATCGGACTCAGGTTTGTTTACTGAGGACGAATTACAAAAGATGGGTGAGATGGAATGAAACCAATTGGTCATAAAGAATCATCTCTAAAGACTACCAAGAAAGGTAATGTCACCATCAATCCAAGAAAAGAGGACCTTATGTCTGAACATCTGAGAAGTAGAATCGTGAGTAGCGTAGAAGCACTCAAGGAAGCTGCTAAGAAAAAAGACAAGCACATCAAAGCCGCCAAGGCAGGTAAGCGTTGGCAGGATTCTGACGGCGATGGCAAGTGGTATGAGCCTGGTCAGGATGTCAAGAAAGAAGAATGCGACTCCCCTGCCATGCCAAAGGTAGATAACGTAGCAGACGACGCTGCAAAGAAAGCTGCTAAGGATCGCATGAAGTCGAAGATGATGCAAGCTACTATCGATTTCGATCGAAAGAAGGCAGGCGGGAAGTAATCACATATATAGATCAGTAACCTACGAGGACTGATCTATGTGGGCAATTTTCCTACCATTAGCAAAGAAAACAATTATCGGACTACTCGGTAAAGACGAAGTGCGTCACTTTATCGTGGATGTGCTGCGCTCACTGGTGTCTACAACTGACAACAAGTTGGATGACAAAGCAGTTGACGTAGTAGAGTCACTTCTATTCCAGAAAGAAGAATAGCTATAAATAACTTATAGGAATATAATCTTCATACACGGAGAAACAATGGCTGTATTTGGAAAAATTGATGCCGCAACCTTCGCAAACAATGTAGCGGTCACCAATGGTGACGCCACTGTTACGAAAAACGCTGCGGATACCGTCGCCGTAGGCGACATCTTAGAACTCTCTAGCGTTGCATACATCGTTAAAGAAGTTACTAGCACGACTGCAATCGAATTGCACAAGGCATACGCAGGTAGCACTGCTGCTGCACTCGCTGGCGCTGTCCGTAGGACTGCACCTAAAGCGGTTGCTGAGTATGTGATCAAGGGTGGCGACAGCAACTCATACGATCTCGTATTTGTTGACACCACGGAAATGTCACTCGCTGAGAATAAGTCTCGCGGTATTACAGGTCCTGGTTGGTGGCAGTATCGCACATACACCACTGCTAATGGTGACACCAAGCATAAGGCAGAGTGCTTAGCATTCGTCCATGCTACTGCTGGTGCTGCTGGTGACGACGCTGATGACACCATCGTTGCTGATGTTGCATCTGCTGTAACTGTTACTGCACAACCTGCTGCTTCTACTTCTTCCTCTGGCGCTGGCACATTTACGCTCAGCACTTCTACCACAGGAACACCTGGAGCACTTGCTTATGTCTGGCAACGTCAGACTGCTAACTCTACCAAGAAGTGGACTAACATCACTGCTGGACTTGATACAGGTATCACCTATGCAGACTTCACGACCGCAACTCTTGCTTACAGTGGTCTCGCTGGCGACACTCTGGACGGTTACAAGTATCGCGTCAAGATTACCTCAGCAGGTGGCACCGAAGAAGTGATCACCGATGGCGTAGCAACCGTGACCTTCGGGTCCTGATAACTGACTGTTTTACATAATGCATTTTGATCAACTCAGTGAAAAAAATTATTTAATGTTTGCTATTCAGCATTATGATAACCCACAGTCGGTTACCGTAGATGATTTTATGGAGGACATGAAGAAATTCAAATACCTTAAGAGGTTACTCAAGAGGTATTTGAAAACAGGTGTCCTCCGTGTCAATCTGATACTCAATCATCTTATCATTCTGTTTAATGTGTTTAGTGACGGGACGATCCCGCTACTGATGTATAAATTAGAGAGAGAATATTGGTCCCTGATAAAGACCTTTCTTGTATATCTGAATAGATATCCACAGGTACCTGCTGGATGTCTTGACCTTGTTGATATCGATAACGACGTAAAAGAATTACTAGAAGATCTGTGATGAATGAAGACGCACCCACAATGAGCGCAGGCGATGGTGGTTTCAGCAACACTGCTGATGCAACTGGACCCAATGCTGGTTTCACTCCTCTCCTAGGAGGGTCGAAGAAGAAACCTAAGAAGCGTCGTCGCTATACTATTTCTCAGTCTGAGATGTTAAAGACTGAAGGAGCGCAGAAAGATACCTCATACCTACCATTCCTCATCTCCTATGATGGAGCAGAGCAGTATGTATTGTATAGTAAGTCAGAAGCACAACTGAAGATAGAGCTTCGTAAGATCTATCGACCAGAAAACTTTAAGAAGTTAGATGTGAAACGTCTGTATCCTAATGATGTAATCCAGTTTTACTGGAAGAAACGACAAGCAGCATTGAGATCCGAATAATGGCAGACATTAATTCAGCAATTTTAGAGAGACTAGAGAAGGTAGTTGATTCATTACAGGATAATTCTGTAAAGATGGGTCAACTACTTGCAGTACATAACGAAAAACTATCTACGCAGAGTGAAGTTGACGGTATTCTATTTGAAAAAGTGGACAGACTTCACGCGGATCTAACAAAAGAATGTGACACAATCAAGAAAGGTTGTGAGAGAGACATTCGTTTAGTGGATGATAGACTAAGGATGATGGAGAAAAAGATGTGGACCATCTTCGGTGGTCTCGCTGTGATCTCTTTCCTTGTTAGCGTCCCAGGTCAAGCATTGCTCAGGTCATTGACACCTTCGCAACCATCTGCTATGGTGGATGTAATGGACCGCTCTGCATGGATTACGTCGATGACAAATACATCCGACTTCTCAGCACCAGGCTAGAGAAATACAAACACGTCAAATCAGGACTCTATAACTTCCGCTGCCCTTACTGTGGTGACTCACAGAAGCATAAGAATAAGGCACGGGGGTATTTTTTTCTGAAGAAGACTGAATACATCTTCAAGTGTCACAACTGTGGCATGGGTAGATCGCTGTCTAATTTTCTAAAAGACAATGCGGTTGACCTCCATGCTGAGTTTATCATGGAGAAGTATAAGCAGGGGATGACAGGTAAAGGCAGGCACACACCTGCTCCAGAATACAAAGGTGCTAAGCCAAAGTTTGCTAACAAAGTGACAGATCTCACTCCAATCAGCGAGCTAAATACAACGCACCCCGCCAAGAAGTATCTCCTCGATAGAAGAATCCCAGAAGATCAACTGGGTAGATTCTTCTATGTTGATAAGTTTAAGAGGTGGGTCAACACTCAGCGCCAAACATTTGACAACCTTCAGAATGACAGACCTAGAATTATTATCCCTCTCATTGACAAGGACGGTAATTGGTTTGGCATTCAGGGTAGATCTATGGCGGCAACTTCTACGCTACGATACATCACCGTGATGTTTAAGGATCAACTTAAACTATTCGGACAAGACCAAGTAAACCCAGAGGAAACAGTGTATGTCACAGAAGGACCATTCGACAGTACTTTCATTAAGCAATCTGTTGCTATGTGTGGCAGCGATGTTGACCACCGCACTCTTCCTTATCAACATAGGGTCTGGGTCTTCGACAACGAGCCGAGAAATCGACAGATCGTGCAGCGCATTGATTCGGCAATTGGAAGCGGCGAAGCAGTAGTTATCTGGCCGAAGTCAGTAAAAGAAAAAGATATTAATGACATGGTGTTGGCAGGACTTGACCCCTCTGCTATAATACAGAGCAACACCTTTTCAGGATTAAAAGCAAAGGTACAATTTACAGATTGGAAAAAGGTATGAGCAACACAGTTGTCAAACGCAACGGACAGGTGGAAGAGATCCACCTAAGTAAAATCCATGAAATGGTAGAGCACGCTTGCAGAGGACTTGCTGGTGTGTCCGAGTCAGCAATCGAAATGAATGCTAACCTCCAACTATTTGATGGCATTCAGACATCAGACATCCAAGAGATTCTTGTGCGCTCTGCTAATGATTTGATTACATTGGAGTCACCAAACTATCAGTTTGTAGCAGCACGTCTGCTTCTGTTTGGTCTCCGTAAGCAGGTGTATCATGGACATCCAGACTTGCGTCCTCATATTCAGGAGCATGTGTGGGGATGTATTGAGCGTGGTGTCTATGACAAGACCATTCTCAAAGCATATACTGATGAGGAATGGGATCAGATTGAAACATTCATTGACCACGACCGTGACTATTTGTTTACATATGCTGGTCTAAGGCAGGTTGTTGATAAATATCTCGTGCAGGATCGATCATCTGGCGAGGTGTATGAGACACCCCAGCAGATGTACATCATGATTGCAGCAACTCTCTTCCAAACCTATCCACAAGAGACAAGACTCGATTATGTCAGACGATACTACAACGCGATCTCAAAGCACAGGATCAACATCCCAACCCCCATCATGGCAGGGGTCAGGACCCCTCTACGACAATTTGCTAGCTGTGTTCTTGTTGATGCTGATGACACCCTCGATAGCATTTTTAGCAGTGACATGGCTATTGGTTACTACGTTGCTCAAAGGGCGGGGATTGGCATCAACGCAGGCAGAATCCGTGGCATCAACAGTAAAATCAGAGGCGGAGAGGTTCAACACACAGGTGTTATCCCTTTCCTCAAGAAGTTTGAGAGCACTGTCAGATGCTGTACTCAAAATGGCGTCCGAGGTGGAAGCGCAACTGTCCACTTCCCCATCTGGCACAGAGAGATCGAAGACATCATCGTCCTCAAAAACAACAAAGGCACAGAAGACAACCGAGTAAGGAAACTTGATTACTCCATCCAAATTAGCAAACTATTTTATGAAAGATTCATCGGAAACAGAGAAGTTTCGCTTTTCAGTCCTCATGATGTCCCTGGGTTGTATGACTCTTTCGGCACTGATGAGTTTGACGATCTGTATTGTAGTTACGAGGCAGATCAGTCAGTCCCTAGACTCACCATCCCTGCCCAGCAACTCTTCCTTGATCTACTAAAGGAGAGAGCAGAGACAGGTCGTATTTACATCATGAATATCGACCACTGTAATACTCACTCTTCCTTCAAGGACAAGGTGAATATGAGTAACCTCTGTCAGGAGATCACTCTACCTACTGATCCTATCAATCACATTGATGATCGTGGTGGTGAGATTGCTCTGTGCATTCTCTCTGCTATCAACGTGGGTAAGATTAAGTCCCTAGATGAGATGGAAGACCTCTGTGACCTCTCTGTGAGGGGTCTGGAGGAGTTGATTGACTACCAGGAGTATCCAGTCGCCGCTGCTGAGCGTAGCACCCTTGCACGTCGCTCTCTGGGCATTGGATACATCGGACTAGCACACTACCTTGCTAAGAATGGTGAGCATTACGATGACAAAGGTGCATTGAAACTCGTCCATGAGTTGACTGAAGCATTCCAATACTACCTGCTGAGAGCATCTAATAGACTCGCTCAAGAGCGTGGTCCATGTGAAGCATTCCACCGCACGAAGTATTCTGATGGACTTTTACCAATTGATACATATAAGAAGGACGTGGATGAATTAGTCGCACCTGAATACAAGTATGATTGGGATTCTCTTAGGACATCTATCGACGAATACGGACTCAGGCACAGCACTCTGTCCGCACAGATGCCATCGGAAAGTAGTTCCGTTGTGTCAAACGCAACCAATGGAATCGAGCCGCCTAGAGACTACTTGTCCATTAAGAAATCAAAGAAAGGACCTCTTAAGCAGATTGTCCCACAATTTAATACACTAAAGAATAACTATACTCTCCTATGGGAAATGCAATCCAACAAAGGATACGTTGAGATTGTTGCAGTCATGCAGAAATTCTTTGACCAAGCCATCTCAGGCAACTGGTCTTATAACCCAGAGAAATTTGAAAACAATGAAGTGCCTGTATCCGTTATGGCACAAGACCTACTAATGACCTATAAGTATGGTTGGAAAACTTCTTACTATCAGAATACATACGATGCTAAAAAAGATGTAGACGATCCTGCTCATTCAATTGGATGGGTTGATGAGACTACTTCTAAACTAGACAATCTCTTAGCAGAGATTGATGCAGGCGATGAGTCTGAATGCGATGCCTGCAATGTCTAAGGACATTACTATCACACTCAGCAAGGACTTACAAGAAGAATTTGAGTCCTATCTTGACTGCTGTGAATCCTTAGACTTTGCTCCAAGGATCAATGCATTCCTAAATTATATTCACAACTACGGTACATGCAAAAATCCAAGGACGCCACTATGGGACTGACTGTTTTCAACGACAAGAAAGTAGACACCAAAAAACAACCAATGTTTTTCGGGGCACCCTTGGGGATGCAACGATACGATGAATATAAGTATCCTGACTTCGACAAACTAACACAGACACAACTCGGTTACTTCTGGAGACCTGAAGAGGTATCTCTACAGAAGGACCGTGCCGATTACAAGACACTGAATGAGCAACAAAAACATATCTACACCAGCAACCTCAAGTATCAGATCCTTCTGGACTCTGTGCAAGGGCGTGGTCCTGGCATGGCATTCTCACCTTACTGTAGTCTTCCAGAGTTGGAAGGATGCATGGGAGTCTGGGAATTCATGGAGCAGATTCACTCTCGCTCCTATACCCATATCATCAAGAACGTATACGCAGACCCATCAGAAGTCTTCGATGCGGTATTAGATAACGACAAGATCCTTGACCGTGCTACTGCAGTATGCAAAGCATACAATGACTTCATTGAGGTAGCAACTGAGTGGTCACTCAGTAACATGTGGAAGGAAGGTTGGAAAGACTCTCCCACTGCGACGTGGACGATCAGAGATGTCAAGCGTAAACTTTATTTGGCGATTGCTAATGTTAACATCCTGGAAGGTATACGGTTTTATGTTTCTTTTGCTTGCAGCTTTGCTTTTGGTGAACTTAAACTCATGGAAGGTTCAGCAAAAATTATCTCCCTTATTGCCAGGGATGAATCTCAACATCTCGCATTGACCCAGAAGATCCTCTACAAGTGGAAGAAGGGTGATGATCCTGAGATGCAGCAGATCATTAAGGATGAGGAAGAGACAGTGCGTCAGATGTTCCTTGACGCAGTTGCTCAAGAGAAAGAGTGGGCAAAGTATTTGTTTGAGAATGGTAGCATGATCGGTCTTAACGAGCGTCTGCTTTCTCAATACGTTGAATGGATTGCTAATCGTCGTATGAAAGCAATCGGTCTAGCACCTGCCTTTGATATCCCTGCTAAGAATAATCCACTGCCCTGGACAGAGCACTGGCTAAATAGCAAGGGTCAACAAAATGCCCCTCAGGAAACTGAGATTGAATCCTATGTCGTCGGAGGAATCAAGCAGGATGTTAGTGCGGAAACTTTTAGCGGGTTTAAGCTATAAAATTACAACATGGATACGGATACCCAAGGTGTATCCAGGTACACATCACAATGCCGAGAAGAAATTGGAAGAGACAAGCGAGGTCCCTTTATTCAAACGAGACACAATCGACTGGTATTCCGAAAACCCCGATACATGGTATCAGGGACCACTTATCCTTCTTGAAGAAACTCAAGAAGGACTTAAAGAATACCAAGCCCATTAGCAACACTCCCTACTACCGTCGTAAAAAGAAACGAGATAAGTAGGGGGTTGCATAAATAGAAATGTCATGCTATCATGACAACACGTTCATCCTCCTAGGAGGACGCAAGTAAGTCGCGCAACGGAGCGTTGATCCCATGATTGAATTACTTTTGTATTCGACACTCACCTGCCAACAAGCTGATAGTATCATGCTTAAAATGAAAGCAAATGAGGATCTCTCACCTGCTTTCAAGGTAGAATTGATAGAGACCGTAAAGGAATCTGTCCCTGAGTGCTATTGGGACGCAAACGACTGAAGGAACGGGGATTAAACCACCCTAACTTCAGAGGACTAACTCATGAACACACTCAACTACATCCGTAAGAGGATCCAGAAGGCTGCAGCTCTTCACGACGCACAAATTCATCACACCACATACCGTGGAGTGGAGTATGACACACGTTGTGTGGAAACCAAAGAGTCCCATGGGACTTTCTGCTACCGTGGAAAAACCTACGCCAAGTAGAGCATAAGTAAGAGGGGACCTTCCCCTCTTTTTTATTATTCTTTTTAACTATGAATCACGAGAAAGTAAAACTAATTGCACACAATCTCAAACTCCTAGCAATCTCTCTAGAGGATGCTATCAAAGAAGATCCTGATGCATACAAACCCGTGCCTGAGAAACCATGGTTTCCTCCCAACCAGGCAGAGCGTTTAGGTTATAGATATAGTGACGATGATGATGGTTATGCAGACTGATGAAACTATTAACACTTGATGATTACAAAAAGGCAGGCGATACTTTCTGGGAGAAGTATTGGTATGTTGCCAAAGAATTGGGCGGTGATGCTAAGACCGAAGACATCCTCAAAGTAATGGAGTCTCTGGGTGCTGTTGCACTCAAGTTGAGACTGGAGGAAGATAAGGTTTCCCCGTTTGGATTCAAGAAGGAGACTGAAGAAGATGAAGATTGATACTCAGGGTATGTCATTGCCTGGTAAAGGACCAGCGATTCCACAACGTGAGTATCCCCCTCTTGTTATACCCAAGCGGACAATCTTCACACCACAAGAGCGTATTGAATTGAAAGAAATCATTCATGAGGCACTCGATGAGCGAGAAGGAAGATGAAACCACAGAGTGCAAAAGCGAAGGGTAGAAACTTCCAGAAGTGGGTGAGAGATATGCTCATCGAGCATAGGAATGTCCACCCAGAGGACATTGAGTCTCGCAGCATGGGTGCTGGTGGGGAAGATCTTATCATGGCACGAGATGCTAGGAAGAAGTTTCCCTTCAGCATTGAGTGTAAGAATGTAGAGAAATTAAATGTGTATGATGCTTATGATCAGGCATGTGCTAACTCTGGAGACTACGAACCTATCCTCTTCATGAAAAAGAATAGGAAGCAAGCACTCGTGGTAGTGGATGCCGAATGGTTTATCAAGCATTTCGGGGTTGACACCTGACCCACCGCGCATATATAATTAGCAAGTTAAGGAGCGGAGACCCATCATGGAAGATCAATTTCTTGAGGAGATTGATGAGATTAATTATACAATCGAATTTCTAGTGGATCAACTACACGAAGCCTTAGCAGAAGGAGATCATCTACGAGGACAAGTCCTTGCAGAGAAGATCCGACAACGATCTGAAACTATCAAATGATTCATTCTTTATTTTCTATTCCAATCGCACACTATGAAATTAAAAATTGGAAACAGAATAAAGAAATGATCATGAATGCTCTCCCCACCTTTGGGAGAGAGCATCTAGAATCTAACGGTGAGCAATACACAGACTTCTTTCATCAAGAAGAATGGGAGTTGCCACCTTATGCTGACACGGTGATTGCAATCATCGAGCCATACCTTGCTGAGTTTACTGAGCGTAGACGCATCGAGTTTACTGACATGTGGTGCCAGACATCATACAAAGGTCAGAAGCACGGTCTACACAATCATGGACACAGTGGATGGTCAGCAGTTATGTATGTAGATTTTGATCCGACAGTCCATCAAGCCACGCAATTCATTTCACCTTTCAATAACCCTTGGAGCGGTAGGTTACAGACCTTCGTGCCACCTGTTAATGAAGGGGACATGGTTATTTTTCCAGCAACCATAGCACATGAGGCACTACCCAATGAGTCAGATAAATCACGCACCATCATCTCGTTTAACATCCGAGGTAAGGTTGACAAGGTTAAGCGGACTATGTGGGAAGGTGATCCAATTGTACGTGTGAAAGCATAGGGTCCAGTAGCTCAGTGGAATAGAGCATCGCTCTTCTAAAGCGTTGGTCGCTGGTTCGAATCCAGCCTGAGACGTTAGGAACTTGAGAAGTTCCAACCAAAGGTGCCACCCAGAATGATGGATGGAATTAACCCCCTTTGGATGTTCACTGAGGATCAGTGTCCTACTCCATTGCAAACTGTCAGTATGTTAGGGTTTAAAAAATGCCCCATAGCAAGCATACTGATAAGTGTAGTGTCATTCCTCTATAGCTCAGCTGGTAGAGCAGGTGACTGTTAATCACCCTGTCCCTGGTTCGAGTCCAGGTGGAGG